GAGTATAGCCTTCCGCCATATCATCTTCTTCTATTGTTTGTTCTTGTATAGCCTGTAGTTTGGCTAATAGTTTAACTAGATCCATAATTATTTTCCTTTACCTGTTGGAGATGTAAATGCACGTACAGGACTCTTTTTATTGGTTCCTGGCCCGTCACCAATTTGTGGTTCTGTAGCAGGAACGTCGGGATCCACTACCTTGGGTGTTTCTAATTTTTGCTTACGCTCATCTGCCAACTTCTTAAGTTCTTTAAGAAGATTGGTGTTATATTTGTCACCATATAGTTCATCTGCAGATTGCTCTGGCAGTTCTTCCTTGTGGAATTCGCCAGTTGTACTAAGACGTGGCTTGTATTCTTCTTTTTTATCTTGGTTTTCTTGTTCACGCTGATCGTCTGGTCTGCGTACAACAACATTGCCTTCACTGGTTCTCATTATTCTAGCTACATCAGAATGTAATAATTGCAGGCTTACTGGTAAATTAGCAGTAAAATCAATGATGTGAATTTCTGCCTTGTCCAAGTGTGGGAAATCCAATGGCTGTTTTTGCAGAATAAGTTTTTGTGGCGCTGTGATTTCTACAGCATCATAACGCTCCAAATATTTTTCTAGCTTATCCACGGCTTCATCTGGACACTGACATGCCAGTTTAATTCTGACTTTTTGAGGTTTTTTCAGTGTTTCAATGTATTCTAATAGTGTTGACATCTATAATCTCCGGATATATTATTTATCCGTCTGGATTGGTTCCTTTATATTTCAAATCAGTGCTTTTTAAGATTCTGATTGATGATATTCAATATGGCATTTCTATCAGTATTGAGTTCCTGATTAGTTTTTGATTCCTCTTCGGGCTTTTGTGTTTGTGCCAGTCTAGCAGCCTTCAATTGTAGCTCAACCATTTTGAGTTTTTTCTCTAGTTTGGCTGTTTTTGCTGTTATGGCATTATTCATCATAGTGCTAGCTACTTCAAATATCTTGCCGGCGTTTCGATCATCTACATTAAATCCTAGGTCCATGAGCTTTTGATAGCTGTCCATGGCTTGATCTGCGTAACTGTCCAGATCTTTATCTTCTGTTTCTAGACCACGTACTTGTGGTAAGGCCTGATCTATTCTTTCTGCTATATCAAGCTGTGCAGATATATCTTCCACTGTGGGCAAGTGAACGATATCTGCTGTTGGTAGAGACATTTGTTCTTCACTTTTTGATTCAGAACGATCAGTTGTTTCAACGTTAAAAAATTCTTCTAGTTTTTTTGTCATTTTCTAGATCTCTTTTGTTTGGGCTTGGTCCTAGGTTGCCAGTTATTGTATATATCTTCCTCGGTGAGTATTCTGAAACGCATACCATGTTTCTGGCACCAAATCCTGCAGGCTTCCCATTTGGCCATGTTAAGCACTACTGCGGCCTTTTCTTGTTGAGTTCTTGCCTGTTCTAACAATGCTTGATTGCGAGGCTTGACTTCAATAATTTCACTGATCTTATTTCCATCTTTGTCCTGATATGTTATTAAAAAGTCAGGGTAATAATGTGTGTCCTTGCCGGTAAAGGGATTGCGATAGGGTATTCGAAGACTTTCACTAGCCCAGGCTATAATACTAGGATGATTATCGCAAAAACGCATCACAGTTAACTCCCAACCGCTACGATACTTTGGACTATTGCTACCTATGTATCTATCTGGATTGCTGGGGGTAAAGAGTCCTTGATTATAATTATTGGCCATTTAATTTATTGGTAACTGATTAGATACTGCCAATGGAATATTATTTGGATCTATATACCCTACTTGACTACTGTTAGACCTATAACGATTTAATTCGTTATAGATTGCATTATTGAATCTTATACCATTGATAGTGACATCACGTATAAGTTCGTCTGTGGATATACCTGAGTCTTTGCTCAATCTCAATAAGGTTGCTGTTAGTTGTTTTGCTAGAGTTTGTGATATTCCTTTTCCTAACAGCTTACCATATAATAAATCAAATTTGTTTGTTTCAAATGCTGACATTATGTGCCGCCCCTAGGTCTACCTGCTATACTACCGCTTCTGGCCAGGTCACTGGTGGTTTCAATTATTCTTTCACCAGGGGATAATGATTCTTCTGCCGTTAGTTCGGGGCCACCGAGTAATTCGGGTCCTTCTGTTTCGCCGCCATCGTTAGACCTGATAGGCCCACCAATTTCTTCATAGGTCATACTCTCATACCTAACACTTATTTGCCAAGTAACTGCTTCGCTAGCAGAATAATCTAATGTGTCGTGCTGTACGTCTATAATTTTAGGTCTATATAGAGTAACAATACTTTCGTCGCCAAAATTTTGTCTATCGGCATCTGCGCCGTAAAATCTGCGTATAACAATTTTATCTATAACAACGTCGTTGGCAGAGTCCTGCAGTCTTAATCCAAAACCATCAAACCCTAGTCTATATCCAGCATTACCCGTTCCCACAGGTATAGGCTGGAAACTATCCGATACAATTGCTAGATATGCTTTTAAAAATTTTTGAAATCGATTGTCATGAGTATCATTAAATGAAATACTCAAAGGCTCAAATACCACCTTGGTAGGTATTAATTGTTGTACGTTCCAGGAATTAACTACCTGCGTATCAATGCTATATTTAGGTAACTCTACTGTTCTTACGCAATTGTAAACATCTCTGGAATATTCTGATGCTTGTGCGCTAAAAATTTCCACAGTAAAATGATACTTTAGGCGCGGAGCCTTGTCCGCGCCTAAGCTATACCACTTCATAGCGTCAGTTAGTGCCGCCATTAGTAACCACCTTATACATCAGGATTAATTGCTGAGTTGCCTAATAATCCGTTTGTTAGAGCTCCAGCCTCTGTAGCAGCAGCCTGTTCAATGCTGTGTATATCAGCAGCGTCATAACGTATCTGCAGAGTGATCAACACAACATCACTGGTAGCGTAGTTGTTCTCACCGTAGTTAACGTTCTGAATAAAGCATCCATTCAAACTCCAAGTTTCAATAACAACACTTGGTTGGCTACCGTCTAGTTGTTCAATAACTAGACCAAACTTGTAATCTTTACCAGCTGCCGGCGCACTTTGTAAACCATGATTCAATTGCTTCTGTAGTTGACTTGCAACGTGCTTGCTAGCGGCGTTGTTCATGTCATCACGTAGAGTAATTGTAATTGGTTCCCAAGTATGCTTGGCTGCTAGATATGCTCTACTGTTGTAAGCATCCAATGTTACTTCCTCGTGTGTTAAACTTGGGCGAGTAACACTTACAACGTTCTGAGTGAAACCAACGGTACTACCATTATTATTGCCAAAACCGTACATATTAACTCTAAATCTGTACTGGAGTTTCGGCATCATTATGACGTTGGTTGTAGTCGTTGGAACTCCATATTGTGTTAAATCTGCCATGTGTAATCTCCTTCGGCTCTATTATTTATCATGCGGATAACTCGCCTGTATTGACTACACGGATCGGAATGTAGATAAATTCAGCAGCCTTAACTGGTTCAATGGCTACGTCAATCCACAATTCGTTTCTGTCAATTCTGGCAGGGGTGTTGTTTGTTTCATCGCAAACAACAATAAAGTCATAGATAGCTCTCTTGCCGATCATGTCTGCAAGGAAGTTATCAAATACCTGTTTTGCATTAGCACGTGTGATCTTATCGTTAGGTTCAAATATGAACGGACGAGCTAGAGGATCAAAACGTTCGCGCAGATAAGCCAATAGACGACCAACGTTAACACGATCAAGTGCACTTGCATAACTCTGCATTGTACGCTGACCGAATACAAATAGGCCCTGTCCTGGGAATCTAGTGATTGGGTTGATACCAACTCTGCTGCCATCACCGTATAGAACATCTCGCTGTCCGTTTGTCAAGGACACTGGAACAATTTCGCCTTCATTATTAATATAACCAACGTTGGCAGCATTTGTAACGATACCACGTGTTAAACCTGCAGGAGCGAACCAAGGATAAGCCACCTGATCGTTGTACGCATATGTGCGTAGAACAATGTGACTTGGTGGTACTACTACATCATTACCATCTAAATCGCTAGTGATAGCACTTGGATAATAACATGCGGCCTGTGGTGTAGGTGTAGTTAGACCGTCTTCACCGTTGACAACTGCATTGTTACCACTCATCCAATCTAAAAGTTCTTGACTCTGTGGGCGCAGTCTAAATGGTGTATCAACAATAATGAAGCCTGTTTCCTTGCGATCTACGTTTAGAGCTAACATTTCATCTAATAGTTCTGGATAACCAGGGCAAGCGATCAATGTGAAATATGTCATTTCTTCACGAATCTGTGTATTGCTATTAACTGCACCCTGCATTGCTCTTACAACTGCTCTACGTTGTGCCTTACGGAACATATATGGGCGACCATCTTCCATATTGCCGCTGTATGTGCTCCAGCCTTTTACTGTAGTAACGCCATCAGAAAGAACTACGTCGCCATATATCTTTACATTACCTGTAGAAATCGCTGTGTTCCATAGTAACATACCGTCTGGATATAGTAGAGGATCAGGGCTCTCATCTACACCATCTGCGCCACCTGTACCGTTGCTAGTATCGCCAGCAGTCATTGTTAGATCTGCGAACACAACACCATTTGGTGTAGTTTGGTCGGCCGTGTCGCGTTCGACCCAATCACTACCATCCCACTGAAATACGCCGGGATAATTTTCTGTATCACTACTATCAATCCACCAGTCACCTGTACTTGGAATGCTTGGTGCTGTGGCATCTATTGTTATTGTTCCTGTTACAGGTTCCCATTGACTGTTTGCTTTGATATATAGGTCAACAGAAAGATCTGTATTGTACCATAATGTACCATCAGGAGTATCACCTGTTGGTGCAGATACACTGGCTTCTTCGTCTAATGAGCCCCAGCTACCACTAGTTGGTGTACCTGTATATTTTCTTAGTGTTACGTTACCAACACCTGCTGTAACTCTGGCATAAATCTTACCTGTTGTCAAGTTAGCGCCAATGTCCGCCGTCGCGGCCGCGTCACTTTGATAACTTGGGCATGAAATAACAGACCACTGGCGTGTAGTAGCACTATAACGCTTGACTAAAACTTTTAAGCCATTGTTAGGATTTGTACTCTTGATCCATACTTCACCAGCTGCTGTTGCACTTGGAATTTGATAGTGAGGCGCAACATGTACTGTTGTACTTAGAGCAGCATTTGTTACCAGTGTCCATATACCAGCTACCTTTTTGTAATACTGATATGAACTTACATTGGGTGTTGCAACCACTGCGTAGTCATTGTTAGATCCAAGTGTACCGGCAGGTACTACACCGAAACCACCTAGTGTATCAGATGCGCTGGTAATTACTAGCGGTGTCTTGGAAGACCAATTTGTTGTACCTAAACCTGTAGACTCAAAAATGCCCCAGGTTGTTCCCGTCGCATCTGTTGTGCTGGTTAAATCTAACCAGTATGTTCCGTTATTTGGATCACCTTTAGGTTCTACATCTGTGGGATCCAGTTGAGTTAAATCAATGTCTGCACGTAAAACATATGCTCTGTTTGCTAGACCAAGATAACTATATGCTGCCATTAAACCATATTCGTTAATTTCTGCACCGTGAACAGGTGTACCATCAACTACTTTAAAGTATGGCTTACCAAATAGCTCTACTAGTTCCCTCTGACTAGTCAAAAGATATGGTTTGTTTGCGTTAGCTGGCTGTGTGCCTTCTGCATAACCACTGCCGCTAACATTTGCCTTGTTTGTTTGTGTCGCTAAAATGATAAGCGGAACGGTGCCTTGACCGGCTGGGCCATATTGGCTTTCATCCGTTACGCTGACCGCTACGCCTGGTGAAACTAATGTAGGCATATTATTCTCCTTTTTGGTAGG